TTATAAGAAAATCATATCAAAAATTTCTCTAGAATTACTTACCAACGTAATATTACTAGCGCTATGCAACGTAATAGGTAGTGAGTAAATAAGAGTATTCCATTCCCATTTCATTCCCATCAAATTTTTATGATCAGGATGAAAAAACATCAAAAACCCTAGTTTTGAGATATTTAAAAAAATATCATGGGTATCTGAATTTAGAAGTAATAAAGTAATATTTTATAAATACCATAGTTTAATCAATATCTTATATATCTTTTCTAATGTAATTTTTAAGTAAGTATCTAGTAATAAATTACTGTATAAAAAGGTATTTTTTTTACTAAACACTACTTAATAAAATCAATGACTTATATTTTATTACTTCAAAAATTACAAAAAATTACCTAAAGAAGTAAGTTATTTTATATTTATTTATCAACCACTTAATTGGTGTTATTACTTTATTACTTCAAATCGATTCCAAGTTTTATAAAAGCACATTTTTATGTTCTTAAAAAAAGATATCGGGTAAAATTTTATCTAGGCATATTTCTGCTAGAGAAATGTTATGCAAAGTGAATTTGATCAATACAAAAGTTTTTTATTGCAAAGAGAAGAACTTTCCAAAACAAATAAAATAGCTCCTTGGTTAGATTACTTAGGAAACCCAATTTTTGAAAATGACATAATTCAACACCCATCTGGTGAAATTGGTTTAGTTATATTTTTACAGTCAGAATATGAGCCATATAACCAATGGCGTGTGAAATATAATGACAATGTTTTATCAAGACTTTGTTTGCAAATAGGCGATAAAGGACAAGCCATTGTAGTTGGTCATCCCTTAGAGCATATAGAAGTTATTCAAACTGTAGTGCTGTAGTAATATGCAGTATCCGATTTCCCTTTTTTTCTTCTCAATAGCCTAAGTTTCATAGGTTCTCTAGATTCATTACGCAGTAAAACAGTGTGCAGTAATATAGCCTCATTTAGATGAACCGCAGGCGCGCGGGTGACTGCGTTTGGCCGAGTGGTCTGGATGGTATAAATGATAAATATTCTCATTTGTGCGTAATTATTAAAATTTCATAAAAAAAGCCAGCTAATGCTGGCTTTGTTATTTCTAAAGGATTAGGTAACGTTTTTTAAATCATATTCCTTAAATCTAATGATCTCATCACCAGCCCATTCATTGAGCTGCTGCATGCGTGACTGGAGTGGAACAATTTCATTTTGATAAAACACTTCTGCTGCATCTTTAATTGATCCAAAACCGCCAGTATTATTTGGAACAATACCCATGAGTTGAGGTGGTATGCGGAGTGCCGCTAAGGTATCGTCACGTGTGATTGATTTAATATTGGTGAAGTCATCTTTTGCTGCAATTTCAGAAACAGGCAAGATCTGGATACCATCTTTTTTTCCACCTGGTGCGTAATAAAATAAATTACGGAAGTTCCCTGGTCCTTTACTATCCTTTAGAGCCTGACGCAAAGCTGTAATATCATTTGGATCCTGCGCTGCGTCATTCACATATAAGATGAATCCAGCATGAGATCCATTGTTGTAATACTTACGACGAAATAAAGTAGCCGATTCATTTAGCCAAGCACTTTGCAAAGCAGATATGTATTCAGGTGCTCCATAAATTTCCTGATCAATATCTGTTTCCCGAATGTGACAAACACGATTATAAAATTCAAATTCTTGATAGCCTTTATGGTCATCACAAAGTAAAAAGAACTGATCAGAGTATTCTCCACGACGCATATATTTTGCTAAAGCTGGTTTGTACTGAATTACACTTCCGAGTCGTGATTTGATTTCTTCTAAGTAAGTATTTCCACACCAAACATAATCTAAAGCAACTTGTTCAAATCCTTTTCGATTTAACTTTGCATGAGGAATAAAAAGATTAGCCAGAAAATTACGTTTAAAAATAATTCCGCTATTTAAATATGGTGTCGATTTATATGATTTGGCCAAACCACTCATACTGACCTGAGGTTCATACCATCGGCCATTGAACCATGATTCCATGTAATCCGATAATTCATTTCCATTGAGGACTGGAACGGCATCACCAAAGGTAAAGGCCATTGATTCTTGTTTGGTTGTTTTGCTTTGAAAAACTGGTAATTGGCTTTTGGCAAAACTAACTAAATTTTTTGCAGTCGATAGGGGATTCATTAGTAGATCTCCATGAAAGATTGATTCATTTGTGTTTGGCCTTCAAGTGGTTCGTTATAAAGTGCATGCATGAGTGACCAGGCTAGATCCGCGTGTCCTATTTCTTCAGAACGGCCTGCTGTAAAAGTCATTTGACGTTGGCTTGCTGTAAGCGTTTTTTTAATGCTCATTAATGATTGGGAAAGATCAGTCCATCCTGCGTCGTACTCAAGACGACCATTTCTAATGACATCCATTGTTTTAAGTACAAGTCTGGTTTTTACTTCAGGTGAATAACTGAACTCAGTGACATTTGGGAAAAACTGCTTAACTAATTGAGAAACACCAGTACCCATACCTGTAATATCGATACCGATATAAGTCACGTAATAACGTAGTGTTGTTTTGCGGATCATTTCTGCCTGATTTTTAAAATCCATTCCACGGAATTGGATTCTTTCTAACACGCGAAATTTCCCACCAGGAACAGGGGAGGGGGCTACAACTACCAAGCCTGCACTATCACCACTTTCTGCAGGGTCATAGCCAATCCAAACAGGATTATTGCCGTATGGTCTAGCATGGAAGGGTTTAAAGTCATCAGCCCAAACTTCCCATGAGTCAACCATACATGGTTGAAGCATTGCTAAAGGGAAAACAGATGCGCCATCATCAATAAATTGGCACATCAAAAGATTTGCAAATTCTTCAGGTGAATATTCGTATCGCAATTCTTCAATATCGAATAGATCACATCCGCCATTTTCAGCGTCTAAGATCGTAACGATTTGACGCCACATTTTGTCTTCACATAAGCGGCCATTTTTTAATGCATCATGTGATACATCTATATCGAGTCTTTGGTCTTTAGGTCGACCACGGTTATTACGTGTTCCATTCCAGAAAGTGAAGGCTTCATGCGCCATTGTGGAAGGCGTTGAAAAATAGGTTTTACGCCATTTTTTATGCAAAGCCATAGCCGAAGCTACTTTGTTTAGTTCAGTAAAGCCAAACGTCCAGAAAAACTCATCGAAATAAAAATTACCGTGGTGGCCTTGGGCAGTTCTGTAATTTGTACCTAAGAATGACAATGAAGCTTGATTATTATCTGGCAGTACGATTGGATCTCCGACCAATTCAACTCCGCAAGCCTCATATGCAAAACCTTTAATGTATTCTTTGAAAATATGAGCCTGCGCCTTTGAAGCAGATAAGAAAATTTGATTACGACCTGTTTTAACAGCATCGACCAAAGCTTCTCGGGCAAAGTACCATGTCGCGCCAATTTGACGGCTTTTGAGAATTACTCGAGTACGTTGATTGCCTGCTTTATACCAATCGCGCTGATAGTCAAATAGACTATCTTCAAAGGCTGAAATAAGTTGTTCAACTTGTTCTTCAGTGAACTGATTGTTTTCTTTTTTCTTCTTGGGTGCTGCGTTACGCTTGGCAATATTTGGATTTAGATCTGCTTCATTACCGCCTTCCTTATAACGTTCAATTCGGGCAAATTCTTTATAATTTTTAAATAATTCGCCTAATTCTTTATAGTCACCACTCGATTTTTTGTTCTTTAGAGTGAGAGTCATTAAGCGAACTGTTAATGCTTCTTCAACACGACTTTCTGATCGTGTTTTATCCCACTCTTCTCTAGTTTTCCAAGCCTGAACTGTACGCTCATTTTCGTCTAGCGCTTCAGCAATATCGACAATTTTCCAGCCAAGCCAAAAGAGAAACTTGGCTTTTAATTTGTTATCTAGAATCAGCTCAAGATTAGCTAACTGTGATAATTCATTCATGGTTTACGGATTGATTTAATTTCATCCGCAAACGATGGCAGGCAAGTTAGCTTTTATCAGTCATGGCAATTTGTATGTCAGTTATATACAAGCATGCTCAATTGCTACACATAACTAATATTGCCCATTCTGCACCTATTGAAATTGCCCGAAAAAAACCTTGCAACAGGTACAGCAGAATGACTGATAAAACACAGCCGAAAAAATTGAAATCGAAATGGTTTCGAGTTGCCGTGGCTGGTGACACTACTGATGGTCGTGAAATTCAACCTGAATGGATCCTCCAAATGGCACAAACTTACAACCTGAATACTTATGGTGCTCGTATTAATTTGGAGCACATTAGAGGTGTTTCACCTGAAGGTATTTTTGGATCTTATGGTGATGTTATTGGTTTAAAAACTGAAAAAGTTACCATTAACGGTGAACAAAAAGATGCGTTATTTGCTCAGATCCAGCCAAATGAAAATTTGATTGCACTTAATCAAAAAAATCAAAAAATTTACACGTCTATCGAAGTCGATGAAAATTTTGCAAAAACTGGCCAAGCCTATCTAGTAGGTCTTGCGGTTACTGATAGTCCTGCTTCGCTTGGTACTGAAATGCTCTCATTTGCTGCTGGAGCAACTGAAAACCCACTTAAAGCGAAGAAATTACGTCCTGAAAATTTATTCAGTGCAGCACAAGAAACAAAACTCGAATTTGAAGAAGTTAAAGAGTCATTTGCCAGTGACTTGGTGAATAAAGTTAAAAACTTATTTAAAACCCAAGAACAACAACAGCAGCAGACTCAAGAAAACTTTAGTCAAAACGAACAAGCCATTCTAGAAATTGCCCAGCAAACAGCGAATCAGGGTACTGAGTTTGCAGACTTAAAAGTCAAACATGAGCAGCTGCAGACTGAATTTAATCAATTGAAAAATAAGCTAGATCAAGAACCCCAAGGTCAACCACGACCACTGTCTAACAACAGCAAATTTTCTGAAGAAGTTGGTGAAGTCGACTGTTAATTCAGTCGGTTCTAGCAATTTATTAATCCAATTTAATTATATTTAGAGTAAAGAAAATGCGTACAGAAACACGTACTAAGTACAATAAGGTCATGGTTGAGTTAGCTAAACTCAACGGGGTTGAAAACGTTTCTCAAAAATTTAATGTGACTCCAACTGTTCAACAAAAGCTTGAAGATAAGATTCAAGAATCATCTGAATTTTTGAAGAAAATTAATATTTTTCTTGTTGCTGAACAATCGGGTTCTGCGGTTGGTCTTGGTATTTCTCGTCCTATTGCTTCTCGTACAAATACAGATGCTGGAGAGCGTCAAGCTACAGATCCAACTGGTATGGATGAGCGTTTTTACTTTTGTCGTAAAACCGATTTTGATACAGCAATTAAGTACGCAAAACTTGATCAATGGGCAAAATTCAAAGATTTCTATAGTCGATTCCGTGGCGCTATCGTAAAACGACAAGCTCTGGACCGTATCATGATTGGGTTCAATGGTATCAGTATCGCTTCTAATACCGACATTACAGCAAATCCTTTATTGCAAGATGTGAATAAAGGCTGGTTACAGAAAATGCGTGAAGAGAATGAATCGCGCGTAATGAAATCAGGTGCAGCACAAGGAAAAATTACAGTAGGTAAAACTGGCGATTATAAAAACCTTGATGCTTTGGTTATGAATATCGTTGATGAAATGATTGATGACGTTCACCAGGGCAATCCAGATTTAGTCGTAATGTGTAACCGAAAAACTGTTTCGGATAAATACTTCCCATTGGTCAATAAAGATCAAGACAACTCTGAAAAACTAGCCGCAGACATCATCATCAGCCAAAAACGCATGGGTGGATTGCCTGTTTACTCTGTACCGTTTTTCCCTGAAGGCATTATCTTTGTAACTACATTCGATAACTTATCGATTTATGTTCAAGAGGGCGCTCGTCGTCGTACAGTCATTGACAATCCAAAACGTGACCAAATCGAGAACTATGAGTCTTCAAACGAAGATTATTACATTGAAGATCTTGGTCTTTCTTGTATGGCTGAAAATATCGAAATTCTGGCGGAGTAATTTGTCATGAACTTGGCTCGAAAGCACTTCCAACAGCATCAAGCCAAATCCGCAGCTGAGACAGCTGCGGAGTTCGGTACCATGCGAAATACAAATGCCTATGAGCAGCAACTTTTGCAGCTTAATAGTGATAAAAATCGACTCAAAAATATTCAGTCCAAACAAAACAAAATCGAATTAAAGCGCCAGTTAATTCCAAATTACAAACCATATGTGGAAGGTATTTTAGAAGTAAAACCTGGTGTTCAGGATGCAGTAATTACTGAGATTTTGGTTTGGTCAATTGATATTGGTGATTTTGATTTTGCACTTGATATTGCCGATTACATTCTGAAATACGGCTTAAAACTTCCAGACCGTTTTGAACGTTCAGAAGCATGCTTTGTTACTGAAGATATTGCCGAAGAATTTTTAAAATTACTCAAAACTGAAGCTGGTATCGATCAAAAAGGATTGGATCAATTAGTGCGTTTAGAACGTCTAATTACTGATAAATCTTTGCCACAAAATCGTCTTGATATGCCAGATGAAGTTAAAGCTAAGCTTTACCTCGCTTTAGGTAAAGGTGAAATGCAGTTTCTGACTGGTGATCTTGAAAATGACTTACCACGCGCTGTTCATGCTCAATGTTGGTTAGAAAAAGCATTAGATCTTGACGATAAATGTGGCGGTCGAACTGATCTAAACAAAATGAGTAAGCTTTCTACCAAGTTATTGGCAGAAAGAGAAACTACAGATGCTTTGGCTTATCAAAAAGAATCTCAAGTAGTTACTACCAACGAACAAACAGAAGTTACTGACGTTTTGTTAAACCAAAATGGATCGCCTGTGGTTGATGACCACGGCAATATGGTACCGACTTCTGAATAAGTGCCCCGCACCGCACTGGAGTGCAATGGTCGTGATCTTAACGTCACATTAAATCTTCACCGAGCCATTGCCCCTCCCAGTGCATTAAGAAGGAGATCTACATGGGATTTATCGCAAACGGTGCAATAACTCCGAGTCATATCACTATTTCTAGTGGCACTTTTTTTCCTGAAATTTCTCTTGATGAGATACGCGGCTTTGTTCGAATCGACGGATCAGTGACCGATGTTCGTTTACAGCAGCTTACTCGGGAAGAAATCATCGACGTAAATCGTTTACTTGCAAACCTAGTTATGAAAGCCGACCAACTGGTTGATTTATCAGTTAATCAAATTGACGGTAAACCAGAGACTGAAGTGCTCTATTTTTCGGCCGTGTCGAATGGTGTAGCTGCAAAAGTAAACGAAATTTATCGTAACTATGACAGCACTAATTCTGGTGTAAAAAAATCAGAATCGATGGATTGTTCAGTTGATGACTACCGACGAAATAAGCAATGGGCAATTCAACAGCTAAAAGGCGAAAACCATAGCGTTGTGGAGTTGATATGAAAATTTCATCAGTAGAAGTACATCACCGCACTCATCATTATCGATTTGAACAAAAAGATTTGGAGCGTTTAGCTACTGAAAAAGTGGCAGCAGAATTAGAGTTGGATTTATCAAAAAAAAACTTAAAGGTTAATTCCAGAATTGTTGTTAATTCTGGAGGAATTAATCCAACTACTTATGACTGCGAAGTTTCTATTACTGAAGACTTGGACTGTAAGGATTAAGCGATGAGCAAAACCATTACAGCAATTCAGAACGATACCGTCGATTCAATATGCTGGCGATATTACGGACGCAGTTCAGGCGTGGTTGAAAAAGTGCTTGAAGCGAATCCATATCTTGCTGATATCGGTGTTTTTCTACCTATTGGCACATCGGTGATTCTTCCTGATATCGATACACCACAACAAATTAAACAAACTGTCCAACTGTGGGATTAATAATGCCAGAACCAACTACAACCGCAGCTGTAACTGCAATATCAATTAGCGCAGCTTCATTGCTCCCATTCGTAAATGGTAATGCTTTACTTGGGGCAGTTTTCGGAGCAGCTCTATTTGCAACAACTAAAAAAGATTTAAAACCTTTGCAACGACTTTCAACAATGATTATTGCAGTCGGTTTTGGGTATTTATTAGCACCGGAAGTGACTACTCGAACGTTCATAACTAATGATGCAACTGCTGGGATGATCGCTTCTATTTTTTCATTACCTATTATTTTAAAAATTATGGTTTGGGTGGATCAATCCAGCCTAACTGACATCTGGAATAAATTTCGTGGAGGAGGTAAGTCATGATCGAAATTATGTTTCAACTGATTGCTCTTATTGCGTACCTGATCTGTGGTCTACGAATAATTTGTTTTGATGCTGAAGGACTTCGTCATCGTCGTGCCTTCTCAATTTTAGCAACGATACTTATTGCAGCTTTTATTGGTCAGTCAATTCACATCTTGTTTTTTAAAGATCCCGTCACTTTATGGGATGCAATTTTTGCAGTACTTCTGGCCGTACTTATTTGCCGTGCAAAAGGTAATGTCGCAAAACTTATCTGGAGCACAACCTAATGCAAGCAATCTTAAAATTTGGGTCAAAAGGCAGTGATGTAATTACATTGCAGCAACAGCTTAAAAAGCTTGGTTTTAAAGGCGTTAAAGGGAAAGAACTTTCCATTGATGGTGATTTTGGTGCCTCCACCGAATATGCTGTCATTACATTCCAAAAGCAAAAAAATTTGGTTGCAGATGGCAAAGTAGGGGACAAGACGCGCAGTGCCCTTCTGGAACAAAACATCTCAAAATTGCTTAAAGATAGTGATTATAAAAAAGCTGCTGAGCGACTAAAAGTTTCTGAACTGGTTATCCGTGTTTTTGGTGCAGTTGAAGGTGAAGGCGTTGGATTTCTTAAAAACGGGAAACCTAAAATTTTATTTGAACGCCATCGAATGTATGCATATTTACGTTTGAAAAAAGGCACTGAATTTGCCAATAAAATGGAAGCTGAACGTCCTAATATTGTTAATCGTAAATATGGTGGATATCAGGGAAATGAAGCCGAATATGTTCGTCTGGAACAAGCTAAGCAAATCGATGTTGAAAGTGCTTTGATGTCAACATCATGGGGACAGTTTCAGATTATGGGTGAAAACTGGAAAGCTTTAGGCTATGCATCTGTACAAGAATTTGTTGATCAACAGTTTGTAAGTGAGTCTAACCAGTTGGAAGCTTTCATCCGTTTTATTGAATGGAAAACAGGCATCATCGAAAAGAAAAAAGTTGCTCTAATCGATGCGCTGCGAGCAAAAAATTGGGATGTTGTTTTCACACTCTATAATGGTCCTAATTATAAAAAACTTGGGTACCAGGCAAAATTCCAAAAAGAATATGATCATTTAGAACCACTTTATAGTGAGACTAAAGCAGCATGAAAAAGCCACAAAGTTTAAGAGCACATTTACTAGCTGCTATCCCTGAACTATGTCGTGATCCTGACCGCATTCTCATTTTTGTTGATGAGGGGGCGGTACGGAGTACGATGGCAAATGGCTTATCATTTGAATATGTCTATACACTCACCATGATTCTGACCGATTATTCTGGCGATCTTGCTGCAGTTAGTATTCCTGTACTGGACTGGGTTCGAGTCAACCAATCTGAACTCATGGCCAATCTAGATAAAGTTAAATCAGGTATTAAGTTTGAAGCTGAAATTTTGGCAAACGATAAAGTCGATTTGGCCATTAAAATGCCATTAACAGAGCGTGTTATTGTTAAACAAACGAGTGAAGGTCTTAGTGTCGATTATCCTGACGAGCCTCAATATCACAAAGCAGAACAATCAAAACAAGTCACGTTATTTGATAAAGATGGATCCGAGTTAGCATCATGGATATCAAGAGATCCAGAGCAAGAGTATTTTTTATAAATGGCTGAGCTTGAATATCTTTCTGAGCATTTAAATGCTTTATTAGTATCCCTAAATGATGCTGCGCGTCGCAAAATGGCAATGGTGATTGCACGTAAAATTCGTGCAAGCCAAAGTCAGCGTATTACTCGACAACAGAATCCAGATGGTAGTTCATATACGCCTAGAAAAAATTTAAGAAAAAGAAAAGGGCAAATTAAGAAAAAAATGTTCATGAAATTGAAAACAACAAGATTCATGAAAATTGAAAATATTCCTAATGGCGTAACTATTGGTTTTGATCAACGAGTATCAAGACTTTCCCGTATTCACCAGGATGGTTTAGTTGATACTTTGAAATATAACGGGCGTTCATTCAAGGTTAGATATGCTCAGCGGACATTACTTGGCTTTACTGATTCAGAAGTCGAATTGATAGAAAATGAAGTTTTGAACTTTATAGATTCAAAATGAATCCACTTGTATATAACTGACATACAAACCAAACCAAATGCATTAATCCTGTAGCTGCATAACGATTGCAGCATGAACGCAGAATCCAATCGTCGTCTTGAAAATATGATCCGAATAGGGCGTATCAAGACCGTAACACCGTCTAGTCCATTTCATACAGTTACAGTCAATTTAGGTGACATCGTAACTAAAGAGCTACGTCTATTAAATTTGAGAGCTGGGAAAGACTCTACTCATGATTTACCAAGTGAAGACGAAGAATGCATTGTACTTAGTCCATGTGGAGTCATAGAGCTTGGCATTGTTGTTGTTGGTTTGAATAACGAAGACTTTCCTACGCCATCACAAGATCCAAATATTAAGTTACGGGTATTTGAAGATGGTGCTGTCATTAGCTACGACACCAATAATCATTCTTTACAAGCAATCTTGCCAGCCAATGCAACTGCCATCCTAACTGCGCCTGGTGGTTTAACTGTTAACGGGAATACAACCATTAACGGAAATCTCATCACCAATGGTGACTCAACAACAAACGGGAATGTTCAAACTAATGGTAGTACAGCCATGACGGGGAATAATACCGTTGGTGGTAGCCAGTTAGTACAAGGTTCAAGTCATTCAAGTGGAGACTTTAGTACAGAAGGAGATGTGAAAGCGGGTGAAATCAGTCTCAAACTCCACAAAACTTCAGGTGTTAAGTCAGGTGGTGATACTTCGGGAATGCCAGTGCCATGATGTCAAGAAATTCAGGTTCATTAATTACTGAAATTGAAAGTATTAAGCAGTCGATTGAGGACATTGTCACTACTCCTTTAGGAAGTAGGATCATGCGCCGAGAATATGGATCGATTGTTGCGGATCTAATTGATCAACCAATGAGTGAGGTTCTTACGGTGAAGATTTACAGTGCAATTTATACACCTGTATCGCGTTGGGAAAAAAGGATCAGTATTGAGAATTTAAAGATAAGTGATGTTTTTTCCAATGGTTTGCAACTTGATTTAGAAGCTGTTCATACGCTTACTGGTCAATCTCTTAATTTAAATATTCCGTTGCAAATGGGATCTGCTGTATGACTATCGCAACTAGAACAATTGATTTATCCCAACTTCCTGCCCCTGATGTAGTCGAGCAGATTGATTATGAAGTCATTCTAAAAGAAGGATTAGATGATTTTCATCAAAAAATGAAAAAAGATGGAATTGATTATGTCATTTTAGAGTCAGATCCAGCCTATAAATTAGCTGAGACATTTGCATACCGAGAAACACTTGTACGTCATAATTCTAATGAGCAGGCCAAATCAGTATTGTTAGCATATGCTGCTGGAAAAGATTTAGAACATAAAGCCGCCGAGAGAGGGCTTGAACGGAAACAAATTTCAGCAGACGTTGAAGAAACAGATGATTCATTACGTCGTCGTGTACAAATGTCACCTGAAAGCTATACGACTGCCGGTTCAGAAGGTTCATATATTTTTCATGGCATCAATGCTGATGCTCGAGTAAAAGATATTTATCCTTATGCACCTTTAGATGTCGATGGTTACCCTAAAGGAATTTGTAATATTTATGTGCTTTCAAATGAATCTGACGGTTCGGCACCTGAAGATCTCATTTCTATTGTTGATCAAAATTTAAATAAAAAAGCTATTCGCCCTTTAACTGACTATGTCAAAGTCTATTCAGCCAGTATTTTAAAATACAACATTCAGGCTGAAATTGAAGTAGCTGATGGTCCAGATGAAAATGTTATTTTACAAAGTGCATTTACTGAAATTCGTAAATATACAGCTCAAGTTCATGCCTTCGGCTCTGAACCAAGTTTGTCTGGAATTTATCAAGCGTTGCATCGCCCTGGTGTGACAAAAGTCAATTTAATTAGTCCGACTTCGAATATTTCTACTCAAATAGGACAAGTTGCATTCTGTGATTCCTTTGATATTTATCTAAAGGAGAATGCAAACAATGAATAGTTTGTTACCTCCAAATGCAACAAAATTTGAAACTAATTTTGAGCAATCATTCTCACGCATATCAGATGTAGAAATTAAAACTCGTTCTTTCAATGATCCAATGTCTGCACCGATTGAAGTACTTCCATTTCTCGCTTGGGAGAAATCCGTTGATGTATGGAATAAGAGTTGGACTGAAGAGCAAAAAAGACAAACAGTTTCTAATGCAATTCGTTCGCATATGCAAAAAGGAACTATTGGTGCACTTGAAAAATCACTAGGATCACTAGGTTTTAAAACCACAGTACAAGAGTGGTTCAATATGCAACACATAGGGAAACCCTACACGTTCAAATTATTTATCCAAACTTCTAGTGATCCAATTACATCTAATGACCTTAAAGATCTACTTAAAGTTGTACAAAAAAATAAGAATTTAAGATCACAAATGATTGCTTCAACGCTAACCGTAAACAGTCAATTAGAAATTTATACAGCAAGTGCTGCTCATGTAGGTAATGAATTTGAATACTCAAAAGGAGCTGGTGGTTTGTATCTAGATGGTTCTTGGTCACTTGATGGCTCAAAAAAATTAAATGGAGTAGATTTATAAATGGCAACTATTAATGCAGAACCAAAATGGTCACCTGTGCGCGTACTTGAACAACAAGAACTGGCACGTGGTGGTATTAATGGCAACATGAATGAACAAGCTAAATCTTTGGTTGAACGTACTGAATATCTTAAAGAAATATCCGCTACAAAAGATGATTTGATATTAATATCTGGTGGTTTATTTGCATTTAGTACTTTAGAAATTGCATTAGCAAATATCAGCAAGATACAAGAACATTCAAAAGTTGAGATTACAAATGACGGCATGAACAATGGTGTCTATTTATGGGAAGGGGGAAAACTCACGCCATCTGAATATGATCCTAAAGAATTGGCAATTATCGCGGCAAAAAAATATGCTGATCAACAAAAAGTACAAAAATACATTGCTTTGAATCGACCAGGTGTTCTTTATGAAGTTACTGATACTGAAGGGAATCAAACATGGATTCAAGCTTCAAATAATGATGGAATGCCAACTGATTTTGCAAAAACAGCTATTCGTCAAACAGTTAGTATTGATGATAGTGAACAACTGATTATAGATGGTGAACCTATTCTTTATTCAGTTCGTGACAGTGATGGAAATCCCACTGCTATTACGCTTAGATCTTTAGATGGTCAATTTGCGTCACCAACAATAAAAAATATTAAAGATCGAATTGGTATAAAGCAAAACAAAATCGCTCTAATTGGTGATGAAGAAATACTCTATTATGTTGATTCCGAAAATGGACCAACTGCTTTAGCTGTACGTAAATCTGACGGAATGTTAGCTCAATTTGTAATTGATAATATTGCTCAACGATTAAATATCTTACCTCCAGAGCTTGAAATTAATCTTGATGATTTGCAATATCGACCAAAACCATCAGACTTTCAGATTTTATCAAGTTTGACACGCGGTATTGCTCGCCATGTAGCAAATAAGCCATTACCTGCAAAAATTACTAACTTTATAAATTCAACGAATCAAAAAACACGTCTAACTTTTCCCAATAGCTATAGTGATGCTACTCCGATTATTTTAGTTATTTGTTTCGAAGGGATTGGTGATTTTGCACTTGATATTCGTGCAGCCTATGCTGATGTGTTGAACTATGGTGTTTTATGGGCTAGATGTGATTTTCATGGAAATCATTACGGCAATCCGCAATCAATGCAAGATGCAACAGAGATATATAAAAAGGCTTGCGAGATTGCACCTATAGCAGGCTGCATCATTGTTGGTAATTCTATGGGTGGGATTGCAGCATTAAACTGTTTAACCAATGAAGTTGTACCAAATATCTTAGGCGTTTATTTAACAGATCCAACTTATGATCTTCGTCAACGATATGACAATGGTCGAGCTGATGATATTAATGCTGCTTATGCATGTACAGCAGAAAACTATAACGAAAAAACGAAAGGCTATGACCCAGCATTAAAACATTGGTCGGCATTTAAAGGGGTGCCATTTTCAATTGTGGCAACATCTAATGATTCCCTTGTTACTATGTCAGCACATACAAATAAACTTGTCGAAAAACTTAAATTTCACAATAAAGTCAACGTAATAGATACAAAGTCGGGCGGACATAATGCACCCGAACAATTTATTGCCTCAAATCTCATTTCTTTTATAAATCAATGTGCTTCTGGCGCAGTCATCACAACAATCTAGGAGTATGAAATGTCTACGATGGTTATCAAATGCGAAGGTAAAATTTCAAACCCACTAAATAATCCAGTAATTACTGGTGCAATTGTCACAAGTGATACGTTTTCGGGAAACAATGCGGATATTCTAGGTCGAGTATCAGATTGTCTATTAGGTGGACAAGCAGTAACTTGGCGAGGATTTCAAGGATTTTCATCAGCTGGAGTATATGAAATCAAAAATGGCGTTGCCCAAGCCACTGTAAAAAATGGTGTTTTTGGTGCTGTTGGTTTAGATGTTTCATTAAAGAATATCGCAGTACAATTTAAAGTGACAAGATTTGATGCTGGACTCATAGGTTCTGGTAATGAATTCACTGCTTTTTTTGATGTAAGAAGAGTAAATGGCACAAGCACAGCATACCGATTAGGATTCAACCAATCTGGTTTAACACTAATGCACAGAAATGCAAATAATGTTTTTAAATATTTAGGAACTACAAACTTTAAAGTAGGTGACACGATTCTTTATCTCGCAAAAGAGAATAGTCATAAAGTTTATGTGAATGGTGTGCTCAAAATTAATGTTATAAGCGATGATTATGTTGGTGAAGGATATACATCCCTTGCACGCGGTGTTCTTGCTACTGACGATACATGGGCTATTGATGATTTGATTCTTTATTCTCTATGATTAGGTGAATTATGAGCTATAAAGTAATACATACAAAAACTGGTTTACAGTTGCTCGCACAAGTTGCCGCAACTGGTACAAAACTTGAATTGACCCATTTTGCTGTAGGTGATGGAAATGGTAATCCTATTTCTGTAGATCCAAACATGAAACAATTAGTTCGGGAAAGATACCGCAATATAATAAATCGTATTTACCAAGATCCTGAGAACGAAAATTTATACACTGCCGAAGTTTTAATTCCTTTGAATTTTGGCGGTTTTGTTATGCGTGAAATTGCCCTTTTTGATAAAAATGGCAATATGATTTTGGTTGGCAATTTACCTGATGTTGTCAAACCAACATCTAGCGATGGACTTTTTACGGATTCAGCTATTCGAATTCCTTTTTTTGTTGGCAATGCAAATACGGTTGAGTTAAAAGTTGATCCGAATATTGTCACAGCAACACAAAGTTGGATCATAAACACTTTAACTCCAGCTTACTTATTCCCTGGTGGTTCAAAAGGGCAGGTCTTAAAAAAGTCATCAAATACTGATGGAGATGCTGAATGGAGTGATGCAGCTGCAGCCGAAGTATTTGTAAATACAATTGAAGAGGAACAAACTCTTGCAGACAAGCAAAGTATAGTTGATTTTACAAATGTGACCACCCATGGTATTGCCATCTATATTAATGGTAATCGTGTCCCGAATAAATTAGGCACTGACGGTTGGCAAGCAATTTCATCTACAAGCATAAAATTAGGCAAAACATATAGTGCTGGTATAAAAATACTTGCAGTACAGAATGAACCTTTAGGTGCAGCACCATACCCATTGCAACAGAAAAATAATCTTTCTGATATTAAAGATCCAGCTATTGCACGTAAAAATTTAGGAGTATCTAGTGCTGAAGAAGGCAAATATAACGACTGTCCACCCGGTACAATTTTATATTTAGCTACCCCCAATATTCCTGCTGGATATAAACTCATTAAAGCAAATGGTGCAGCAATTTCTCGTGAAGTTTATGCAGACTTATTTGCAGCAATTGGTACGACTTATGGGAGCGGTGACGGGGTACTAACTTTCAATGTACCAGATGGAAGGGCTGAATTTCCACGCGGTTTAGATGATGGAAGAGGCGTTGATTTAGGTCGTGTAATCGGTAGTAAACAAAGCCAACAAATCTTAAAACACAAACATTTTGGTTTTGGTGAATCAATAGATGGTTGGATCTTTGGTAATACAAATTCAAAAGGTCATCTCGGTACCAATGGTGGGCTTGATAGAGATAACTATCTTTATTTCACTAATGATGGGGGAGAGTACAAAGGTGAAAATCCAAATGCTCAAGGGGTTATTGGTGATGAAAATCGTCCTCGAAATATTGCTTGGCTCTGCTGTATTAAATATTAGGATTTTAAGATGTCTCAAAAATTAGTATATCAAACAGACCATGCCGGCTTGTATGTAGGAAAAACTTTTGCTGATTTATCACCTCTTGAACCAGAGATTTATCTTATTCCAGCAGGTTGTGTTGAACTTGCTCCACCTGATGATTGGAGCGATGATTTATGGCCACGTTGGGATGGTTCTGACTGGGTTTTAATTCCAAAACCTAAAGTTCAGATGCCATTAACAGCAAAACAAAAGTTGTCTATTTTTTTACAGGAAAACCCTGATGTAATAGCTTTGATCAATAATTAATTTCATTTGTATATAACTCATATACAAACCTTACAACATGACTTAAAAACTTCAATTTGTAAGCCTGTGATCTGAAAACTAACCAGATTACAGGCTATTTTTATGGCTCAAGACTATCACCACGGTGTCAGAGTTTTAGAACTCAATGATGGCACCAGACCAATACGAACAGTATCAAGTTCCGTTGTTGGTATGGTATGTACTGCATCCGATGCAGATGCAACCAAATTCCCTTTAAATACACCAGTATTACTCACGAATGTTCAAGCTGCTTTAGACAAAGCAGGGGACCAGGGAACATTAGCGCGCTCACTTCAAGCGATTGCAGATCAAACAAATCCTGCCACCGTAGTTGTACGTGTAGAACAGAAAACTGATGCTGCAGAACAAACGTCCGCAATCATTGGCGGTTCTGTCAACGGTAAATATACAGGTATGAAGGCTTTGCTTGCTGCAGAAGCACAGTTAGGCGTAAAACCACGAATTTTAGGTATTCCTGGTCTTGATACCTCTCCAGTATCCGTTGCATTAATCGCTTTAGCTCAAAAGTTACGTGGTTTTGCTTATGTCTCTGCAAATGGCTGCGAAACAAAAGAAGAAGCTCAAGCATATCGCCAAACTTTTGGTGCACGTGAAGCGATGGTGCTCTGGCCAGATTTTCTTGGCTTTGATACTGCGACAAATTCATTATCGACTTTTGATGCTACTGCTCGAGCACTTGGCTTACGCGCAAAAATTGATAATGAAATGGGCTGGCAAAAAACACTTTCTAACGTTCCTGTTAATGGTGTTACAGGTATTAGCAAAGATGTCTATTGGCAGTTGCAGGATCCTGATACAGATGCAGGATATCTAAACCAGAACGACATCACTACTTTAATTCAACGTGATGGCTTCCGTTTTTGGGGTTCGCGTACTTGTTCTGACGACCCTCTTTTCGCATTTGAGAACTACACGAGAACTGCACAAATCCTTGCAGATACCATGGCGGAAGGGCACATGTGGGCGGCTGATTTACCACTTACACCAGGTCTGGCCAAAGACATTATTGAAGGCATTAACGCCAAAATGCGTGAAATGACTCAAAGCAACTATTTACTCGGTGGTGAGTGTTGGTTAGATCCAGTCATCAATACAAAAGAAGTCCTCAAGTCAGGCAAGTTCTATATCGACTACGACTACACACCTGTTCCACCACTTGAAAACTTAGTGTTACGACAACGCATTACTGACCGTTACTTGGTCGACTTTGCTTCGCGTGTAACAGCAGGATAAGGACTAGATCATGGCTATACCAAGCAAATTAAAACTCTCAAACCTATATAACGAAGGTAATTCATATCTTGGCCAAACTGGTGAAGTCACGTTACCGAAACTAGGCCGTAAACTCGAAAACTGGCGAGGCGGTGGCTTGAATGGCAACGTTAAGGTCGATTTAGGTCTTAGTGATGATGCGATTGAGATGACCTGGAAACTCGGTGGTATCGATAAACTTGTTTTACAACAATTTGGTGCTGAAACCATTTCTGCAATTGGTTTGCGTTTTGCTGGTTCATATCAGCGCGATGATACTGGTGAAGATACCGCAGTCGAAATCGTAATTCGTGGTCGTCACGAAGAAATCGATTTTGGTAATGCCAAAGCTGGTGATGATACTGAAATAACAGTAAAGACTATTTGGTCTTATTACAAACTCACGATCGATGGTGAAGTTGTCATCGAGATTGATATTCCTGGTATCAAAGAAAATGTAGGTGGTGTCGATCGACTCGAAAAGCACCGTGCCAACATCGGTTTAATTTAACTTTCCATCCCTCTGTTCATGTCCCGTGAGCAGAGGTTTTTTTATATATTTTTTGGAGCTTTACCATGCAAACTTTAGAACAAGTTGAAAACACTGCGACCATTAATCTAGATGTCCAGACTGTAGACCTTGATAGTCCAATTATGATGGGAAATCTAGAAATTAAATCTTTAGAGATTCGCAAACCAAATTCAGAAGCATTACAGGGGTTGAAAATTGCTGACTTATTACAAGGTGATGTCTCTTCAATTTTTACTATTTTGCCTCGTATTAGTTCGCCAACATTAACAAAAACTCAGATCCGTCAGCTTGAACCTTCGGATATTGCACAAATTGGTGGAGTAATTCTACTTTTTTTGCAGCCGAAATCAGCACGTGCGGAAGTATTACGCCAACAGTAGACGATGCAATAGCAAATATTGCGGTGGTTTTTCATTGGCCACCGCAAGCCTTTAGAGATATGTCACTCAGTCAACTGATGCAATGGCATCAAAAAGCCATTGATCGTAATGGAAATGATGCCGAATGAAACCCTTAAAACTTGAAGTCCTGTTTGGATCAAAAGATAGTTTAAGTCCAGCTCTCAAGTTAATGATTGGAAGTAGCAATGCTGCTTCCAAAGCATTAAAAAATACCCGTGATGAATTAAAACGACTTAATGATCAACAACGGCAACTTGATTCATTTAAAAAGCTCAAAGAGGATGTTAAACAAGCCTCTACTGAACTAGAACGCAATAAAAAAATAGTACAGTCACTGCGCGAGCAATTAGCGGTAAATCCAGATGCTAAATTGACAAAAGAATTAAAAAAGGCAGAAACACAAGTTAAGCAATTAACTAAGGTCGTAACTGAAGGTCGACCACGTCTAATTGAACTCAGAAATGAATTAAACAATGCCGGTCTAAAGTCGAAAAACTTTGCTGACCAGCAGCAAGAATTAAAAGAAAAAATTAATGCAGCCAATACATCGATCGACAGTCAAAAAAATAAGCTCGAAAACTTAAACCGTTTCCAAAAATCACATAGCAAGATGACGGGTAATGTACGGACTGCAGCCATGTATGGAGCAGGTATGGCTGCAACTGGTACCGCTGCCTTATATCAAATGCGTAAACCAATTGATGAATCCAAACGGGTAGATGTTGAAGAAAATCGTATCGCATCACTAGGCTTTGGGAAAAAAGCTACAGATGAAGCAATTCAATACGCTAAGGCAATGAAAACTTTTGGTACCAGTACGCTAGATAATTTAACCCTGGTGCGTGATGGTGTCACAGCTTTTGGTGATGTACATCATGCCCAATGGGTAGCTCCAACACTGGCTAAAATGAAATTTGCAAATGAAGCCATGTATGGTGACCACGGTGTAGAAAATGAAAAAAAATTCATGGATATGCTTAAAGTCATCGAAATGCGTAATGGTTTAAAGAGCAAAGAATCATTTCAGGAACAAGCCAATATTATTCAACAAGTGATTACAGCTACAGGTGGACGTGTACAAGCTGAAGAGTGGCTCAATGTAATCAAGACGGGTGGTATCGCTGCCAAGGGCATGGATAACAAGGCGTTCTATTACAAAATGGAGCCTTTAGTTCAGGAAATGGGTGGACATCGTGTAGGTACATCAATGATGTCGGCTTATCAGAATTTATACCAGGGCAGAACAACACAACGAGCAGCTGCAAATCTCGATAAATTTGGTCTTATTGGTGACTATTCTAAAGTTAAGCATAACAAGACCGGAGATTTATCATATTTAGATATTGGCGCGATTAAAGGTGCAGATCTCTTTAAGAAAGATCAGTTCGCTTGGATGGAGCAAGTTTTAGTACCGGCACTGAATGCCAAAGGTATAACTAAAGAAGGGGACGTTATCGATGCGATTGGTAGTGTCTTCAGTAACCGTACTGCTTCAAATCTATTTGCTCAGATGTATATGCAACGTGATCAGATCCATAAGAATGCCAAGCTGAATGAAGGTGCATTCAATATTGATCAACTTAATACACAAGCTCAAGGCACAACATCGGGTAAAGAGCTAGAAGCAAGGGCAAAACTTAACGACGCATATTTACAGTTTGGCCAGACTATTTTACCGATCTATACCCAAGCACTTGTCATGGCATCAAATGCTTTGCAAGGTTTTACAGGCTGGATGCAACAGAACCCGACTTTGGCAAAAGCATTAGGTACAGGTCTTTTATTAATAGCTGGGGGGTTAGTGGCTATAGGAGGTTTACTTCTTATTTTCTCACCACTCATTTTAAGTATGTTAAGTCTGCGACTTATGATGGTGACATTGGGTGTGCAAGGTAGTGCATTAAGTTTTGTATTTAAGATGCTCACATCTCCATTTAAAGCCCTTGGCTCATCTGTGATGTGGTTAGGCAGAATGCTTTTTGCTGCTGGTCAACTCATGAGAGCAAATCCAATTATCTTAGCAGTCACACTACTTGCTACAGCTGCATACTTTATTTATCAAAATTGGGCACCGATTAAATCTTTCTTTATGGATTTATGGACTGGTGTTAAAAATGCATTCAATACAGGCGTATCTTTCATAAAAGGTATTATTCAAAGTGTAGATCAAGTTTTTGCAGATAATCCTCTTTTAAATCTACTTTTCCCGCTTATTGGCATACCTCGTTTAATTATTGCGAATTGGTCTGGTATTACTGGCTTCTTTAGCTCAGTTTGGACCAGCATTACAACTGGCGTAGCGAATGTATGGAATTCAATAGTTAGTTATTTAGGACCTATTGGCGATTGGTTTGCTGCTAAGTGGGAAAATATAAAACTAGTTACCAGTGTTGTTTGGTCAGGGATTAAATCCGTTGTTACTACAGCATGGGATAATTTGATTTCTGCTATTACGAATAGTCCACTTTTTCAGAGAATTGTTGATGGCTGGACTAAGATATTTGACTACCTTGGCAGCCTTAAAAACAAGATGCTAAGTATTGGGAAAAATATCATTGATGGTTTAGTTAATGGTATCCAATCAGGTTTTGATAGCCTTAAAACCATTTGGGCGAAAATTAATAGTTATATGCCTAGCTTTATGAAGCAAAAAATGGATATCCATTCTCCTTCGCGAGTCATGGCTGGTCTAGGTGGACATATCGTAGGTGGTATTGGCATGGGTTTAACTCAAGCCTTTCCAGAGTTAAAGAACAAATATAATCAAGTTCTTAATTTGTTCACCAATAAAGCTCAATCGCCAGCTATGGATCAGATTGATATTGCTGCTCCAGTTATTTCTAAAATACAAACCGCACCAAATTTAACATCAAGTCGTCAGTCTTCATTGGCTGTGGCTGGAGACACTTACACGATTCATATTCATGCTGCACCAGGACAAATGGTTCAGGATCTTGAACGTCAAATTGAACAAGTAATTAATCGATTACAACGCGATAAATTGTCACGTGTACGCACAATCATGGCAGATCAGGAGTAAATCACATGATGATGATATTGGGTATGTTCCCGTTTAGTATCCCGACTGCGGTTTACCAGCAGTTACAACGCAGTACCAATTGGCGGCATCCAAGTAATTCACGTGTTGGTGAAATGCCAGCCTATCAGTTTGTGGGTAGGGGGGAAGATACGATTACCTTAGAAGGAAGTATTGTGCCGGAGTTTGGCTCTCAGATGAGTATCACTGCTTTACGTGCTATGGGTGATACAGGTAAAAATTTTCCGCTTATCGCAGGAACAGGTAAAGTTTTTGGGCTTTATCACATTGATGATTTGCAAGAAACACAAACTTACTTTTTTACAGATGGTACTCCTCGAAAAATTGAGTTTAGTTTAAAGCTGACACAAGGACAGAAGCCAGGAACTCTAATCGGTAATGCTGCAGGTAAATTGATAGGCTTATTATGACCCTTATTTCCGCAATAAATTCAGTTGTTGATGATGTACTGCAGGCGAGTTCTGTTCCTATTTATAAACTTGTTGTTGATGGCGTAGATATCTCATCAAAGGTCAACAATCGCTTAGGGCAAATGCGTATTGAAAACAAACGTGGTTTTGAGGTTGATACGCTTGATTTAACATTGTCCGATCATGATGGATTACTTGAAATCCCAAGTAAGGGTGCGGTCATACAAGCATGGCTTGGTTGGCAGCATTCTGGACTTGTTTATAAAGGTAGCTACATCGTTAAAGAAGTTGAGCATGGCGGAGCACCGGATACACTTCGGATCCGTGCTACCAGCGCAGATATGAAAAAATCTTTAAAGCAAAAAAAGGAACGTAGCTTTGATGATATTGCTTTGGGGGATCTGATTAGAAAGATTGCAATCGAACATGATCTTAATGACCAAGTATCTGAAGAACTGGCCAAACATAAAATTATTCATATCGATCAAAATGAATCAGATGCAAATTTACTGACTCGTTTAGCAGATGAGCACGATGCTATAGCTACCATCAAAAACGGTACATTACTCTTTATGCCAAAAGGCCAGAGTCAGACCATTTCTGGCCAAGAGCTTCCAACTTTTGTTTTGACCAGGTCAAAAGGCGATGAACACAGATATAGTTTTAGTGATGGAGGGGAAGAGGTCACTGCAATACGTGCATTTTATTACGACGATAAAATGGCCAAAAAACTTGAAGTGATTGTTGGTGACCAATCGAATCAAAATATTAAAGAGTTACGTCATATTCATCGTGATAAACAAACCGCAACTTTAGCTGCTAGAGCCAAGCTAAACCACTTTAAACGAACAGCAGAAACACTCAGTTATAAACTGGCCAGAGGAATACCAGATCTTGTCCCGGAACAAACTTTCTTGTTTATTGGAATCAAAGAGCAGATTGACGAAATTTACTGGCTTGGAACAACGATCACAGACACACTGGACAGTTCAGGTGGATATACAACTGATCTTCAACTTGAAGTTTTTTTCCCAGATGCAGACGATGTATCTGAACTATTTGAAGACCAATTTGTTTCCGAGAAAGATAAAAAATGGACTGGTGTTGTGGTTTATTATCAAGAAGGGGATAAGGCTGTAAAACTGACTAAAGGTGATCAATCAAACCCTAAACATTTCTCATATCTTTATTTGACTAAAGCTGGAGCACAACAACGTTTAGATCGTGAATATGCCCTATTAGATCTCGAGACAGGTAAATTTACAGCGCATAATGAGTTAGACCAGAAGGCTTATACAGGTTTAAAAACACAATATACAATCGGCCAAAATAAAAGCCCACGTTATTGGGTAACCTTGGGGGATCAAACTAACCCCAAAGTCATTGATCGTGTATTTCAAAGTAAAGTGGCTGCTGAAAAACGATTAAAGCGTGAATTACCACGCCTTAATGCTAAGAAAGATATGCTTGAACAAGTCAAAACAGATCAAAAGTTATAAATGATCAACTCATTGCCATTGTGGTCTTCATGAGCTGCTTTAGAGTTCACTGACCAACGGATTTTACGATGTGTCATTTGATAGTCCTTAAACAGTTCTCTCACTTCAGGCACATCGTTCAGGCTTAAAATGAACTTTCCTTTAATCTTATCTAGTTTGTCTTTTAGAGTATAAAAATCCTCTTTAGACCAAATGCCTTTACCATAAACATTTTCGCAATCCCAATAGGGAGGATCCAGATAAAATAATGTGTCAGGACCATCCAAGCGATTGATGACATAATCATAAGAGCGATTTTCAATGACTACATCTTGCAAACGTTCATGAATAGAAACTAAATGTTCCCGTAGACGTTCGCCCAGACGCATGCGGTTCGTTCTATCTTTAGAATAGGTAAAAGAGCCATCTAATTGGCAACCAAAGGCAGAGCGTAGTAAATAATAAAATTTCACTGCTCTTTGAATATCAGTAAGACCAGATTGGTCACGTTTAAAATCGTCAAATTGAGTACGTGAAAATAACAATAATTCAAATTCAGTTAAAAACGCATCGAAGTGAAATTTTAATATGCGATACAGGTTAATCAGATCGTCATTAATGTCATTAATAACTTCTACAGTAGAAGGGGTTTTTTTAAATAGAACCCATCCTGCTCCGCCGAAGACTTCAACATATGTTTTATGTTCTGGAAGCATATCAATGATTGTTCTAGCTAGTTGTGATTTACCACCGAGCCAACCACTGAAACTATGTCCACTAGGATTGTATTGTGGTGAGAGGTTTTGTGTCATGAATCTTACCTGGTGTTTGATGCTCTGGGCATTCAGGTAAGGCACTCAAGGTGCTCTGGAATGTGTTTAGGGTTTTACAACGAGGGCATTTAATTTCGATTTGATTAAAGCCATCTGTTCTAGCCAATAATTTAAAACAACATTGGCATTTTAAATTTTGCATATATTTTTCTGCATTAGAAAAACTGACTAAATACTATAAAAAATATAGAAAAAGAACAAATATTTGTTCTTTTAATTTAAAATAAATATAAATATATTCTTAAGGATTTGATAAATGATTGCACCCAATAACTACAACAAAATAAATAAAAACAATTCCCGACCGCAGCTCGTTTGCCCACACTGTAAAGTTACTAATCTAAAAATTCGTTCAAGTGAGCAAAGACACCCTTTACTCAAGGACGTCTGGCTAACTTGTCCTAACTTATTTTGTGGTTTTACGTGTGGTGGCCATATTGAAATAACTCACACCATTTCACCGAGTGCAACGCCAGATCCTCAAATTCATATCCCTACTTTGTTAGAGCTAAAGTCAGCAAATGATGAAAATTGGGAAGAAAAAAATGAATAAAAAAAGAGATTGGTCATTCTTATGGCTTGTTGTTGCTGCTGCATGTGTATATATCCTATTTGTACGAGGCTAATCGCTTTGAATTATTTAAATTACCTATCTCCAGTCATTTCATTTTTTACTAAGCAAAATGTAGTTATCAAAGGTCGAGCACTAGGTCGTACCACTTGGTATTTAGAAGTTTTATCAAGAAAGTGGCCAGAACTTGATTGGGATTACTCTAAAGACTTTTGTTTTAACCCAAGAAAGATAAAAAGAATTGCAGATAGAAAAGCCAGAAGAGCTTTTTATCAATCATTTTCGCAATATAAAAAATCATTTAAACCACGTCCAAAACCCAAATTAAAGATTTTCAAAGATGAATGGCCATCATTAGAGAAATGGAAAGCTTCAATGCTGGAGGCAACGAAAACGGCTGCTAAAAGATTTAGTGATACTGCAGATGCAATGGCTTATGCGTTCCATTCTTTAAATTACTTTAAAAGCCAGTATTCATGTGCATGGGATCTAGCTGCTATAGAGGAATAAAATATGCATCCTGAAGAACTTTTTGAACTATTCTATAAAAATGTTCGTCTAGACATGAATCCAGTGGGTTTTCCTAAATATTATTCAGAAGTTATGAAGCGTTTCTGGTATGAGCGTTTTATGAATGCATATAACAATGTACGAGAGGAGGTGGGCTTAATGAGTTGGGCAGAGGCACCGCAAATGTGGCTTGCAGGATACCGAGAAAAACAAAATGAAGATAACTAATACATTTTATAAATTCTCTACTTTAGGCGAGAATTGCCACCAAATCTTTTTGTAATAAACTTCATTACGCAAAAAATTAATGTTTAATTCATTTCCACTGTAATCATATAGATTAGTGACTTCACCTTTCTTATTAATATCGGCAAGTAGATTACAAGTGTGTTCTACTTTGCCAGACTCATAAACCATGATCATGACTTGCATATAATTTCCTCTTTTCTAGGATTCTAAAAACTAGTAATAATACTAACACGATTTAAAAAGCCCTCATTTGAGGGCTTTTTCTTATCTCACTACCTGGTATCGACACATATACGCACCACAACGGGCATTATGGATCTCGATACCATCATCTAAGCTTAGAAAATCAACTTTGCCACCCTTGGCGATATTTTCGTAAAGAGCTGCACCTTCTTTACCACCGAGAAGGGCACGTGTAATACGTTGGCCATCATTGAAAAATTCAGCAGCTTTTTCACGTTCTTTATCATTGAACTGCCATGCAACATCAATAAATTCGCGGCTTAGAGTGACTTCCAATCCACTAGCGTTAGTTTTACTAAAATAATAAGTCGTAGCTGGCTCACCATTTTCATTAGTAAGTTTTTCCTGATCCGCTATAGGTTTACCCACTGCTTTAATAATTGCCTGATCGTTTTTAAGATCTACTTTAGCTACTGGCTGCGTATAGTCGACTTTTGGCCATTCAAAATGTGGCTTATCTTGTTCCTCAAGTTCGGCTTTTCGATCTTCAAACTGCTGCTTTAATTGTTTGGCTTTGGCATCTGCTTCAACAGTCTTTTCCGCTTCAGTTTTAACTGGAACAGTTTGTTTAGATTCAGTCTGTACAGTTGGATGCTCTACCTTTTGTTGCGGTTGTTTAGGTAAAGCAAAAAAGGCCAAGAATGCAAGTGCTAGATATCCAAAACTGACGATTCGTGCAGTTTTGCTATAACCCTTTCTTAATGTAAACCATGCAAAAATAATTGGAGCGATAAAAATACCAATTGCTAAGGGAATAGAAACTTTTCGATATACAAAATTATTCATAAAGTAAATTATTTATTAGAAATAGCACATTACTATATTTACATAACAATTCAGTATTTTACAAGAATACAAACCTATTGATGCCTAAAATGTCTAAACGCCAATAGTAACTATGATTGATCGTAAAAACGATTTAGCCGTTTCATTGAGTGCGGTACTTTCAGCCCTGTTCGGTATACCTCTATTTTGGGAAGGAATGACAGTAAATTTACATGGAACTTACTCAATAAATTAAGTCATGAAAAAAAACTATTTGTTTACTTTTATTTTTATTCCACCACGTATCATAATTTTTTGTTTATTGATTGTGCACTTATTATCTGAAAAATTATATTTCCATATCTCGGAATTTTTTAAATTAAAAACCGAACTATATAAATCAAGTTTTAGAGTTGATTTACCACCATTGTTTTTTAAAAAATTCAATGTTGAATCTGAAAGTAATGGAATATCAAAGTGTAGATTGCCAAAGGCAATATGGGCAGTATAGTCAAAATACTGTTCTGAATTTTGGTCATTATAATAATTTTTATTTCGCTTGAATATGTGTATAAATAGAATTTCTTTCAAGGGATCAGGTGTTAATGTCATAAAAACAGTTAATTGATTTAAAATGAGTTCTTCTGGGTCTTTGTTCATAATCCAGTCTCTTAAAGAAGTAAAGGAAGAATGATGTTTTTCTGGCATGAGACCATAAATTATTTTCATAAAAGATTTGTAAACATCAGAAAATCTAAATTTTCCCTCAAAATTTAAAAATTCAATATTATCATTTCCACTCTCTAAAAATTCTGAAGGATCTTTTCCACTCACTCCTATAGCATTTATTTCTCCTATGAGTAAATTATGAACTAAAAATTTTTGTGAGGAGGATTGATATTTTAGGAAAGTATATTCTTTATTTTTTCTACGTTTTATTCCATTTAGTAATCTATATGGCTTTGAAAAAATGTCTAATTGGGTTTCAATACTATCTCCAAAATACTTATTACATTCTCTGCATTCTAATCTATTATATAAATATTTATTACCTAAAAATGTAGGGATAGCATGGGAACGACAATCCAGTGTAATTTCTGGTTCGCTTTTTAAACAAAATATACATGTTTTTGATAATGGATTTTTCCCTAATAAGCATAAATCATTATTTAAAGCTGAATTATTAAATGAAAATACTAAATCATTTTTTTTTATATAATTTTCATATCTTAATAAAATTTTATCATCTTTGATGTTTATCATATTAAATACCATTACTTAAATAAAAAAAATATTAAGTTACTTTAAGCTTGATTATAAGGTTATTAGTTTATAGAACTTCAATCTAGCTTAGACATAAATCTTTAGTTAGTATCTTGACATAACGATTCACTATCGGCAATATGGAAAAGCACAGCAAAATCTGTGTACAGATGTGGAAGTCTGTAAATTTATCCCAAAGGGCAGAAAACATCCGCTCAGAGCGGCTTTTTTTTGCCTAAAATGTCAGATCAGCTATACTTGTTATGGTAGATCGGGCAGGGTAGATCGTGAAAACGATTTAGCCGTTTCTTTGGGTACGGTACTTCCACCCCTGTTCGGTCTACCACCATTCTGTGGAAGGGATGGCGGTAGGTTTGCAACGAACTTACCCAAAGGATTAAGTCATGAAAAAATCTATTCATGTCATCGCGCACACACCTATCACCGTAGATGCTTTCAAAAAGCGTCAGAAACAAATCAAACTATTCAATTTCCTTAAAAAAATCTTTGAAGGAACAGCATTTATTTGTATGTTCGCGTTTACATTCTCTTTCTTTTTCTTAGGGAAGTAATCTCATGCAAATCAATGACAATATTATTCCCTATGTGCCTATCGCGCCTCGGGTACAAGCTACCAATGAAAAAAGCCGTTTACTTTGCGAACAATTATTTTTGCTCATTGATAGCGTGACCAGTAGTCAAATTCTTTTTAATCATCAAACTGATAAGGGATTCTTATCAATTTCCCCCGATCAAATTAATGATTTGATTGAAGAACTGTCAAAAACTGATCGTTCATTCAAAAAAATCGATATAAAGCTATTAAATTCGTCGCTAAAAGATCTTATTTATCCTAAGTTTAATGGAGAACATACCATTATCAGCCCGATCTGGAACAACACAGAGGTACGGGTTTGGCAATTTCAATTAAATCAAATTGCTAATGGGGTAAATATGGAACTTTTAGATAAAGATGCAGAATTGAACTTAGATATGGCTTTAAGTGCTTTACGCATTTGGCGTAATTCATTAGAAGCTTCAGTCGGAGATAAACAGGTTATTTATAATAATAATGATCTGATTTATAAATTGATGGACTTAGAGCAGCGGTTACAGATAGTCCAGCAAAAGCTAGAGGATTAAGGAAAAGCCCACTGTAAAAAGTGGGCTTTTTATATTGTATTCATTCTTTATTTTCGACTTCTTTTGCATACACTGAACTCAAACGCAATAAAGCTTCCTGAGCTTCAGTGCTGAGTTGTCTATACGCTTTTAATAACAAACTTTCTTCGCTCGTAAGACCGCTAAAGTCAGGATCAATTCCTAACAGCACGTAACGAATATCAATGCCTTGTTTTTGTAGTTTTGCTAAATAAACCCACTGATCAGGAACTTTGTTGCGGACATAGTTACCTAACGTATTTTCATGCGCATCAATACTTCTTGAAAGCGGTTTTGCCTTCAAGCTCTTGCGTTCCAGTTCTTCTGTGAACCTTTGTGTAATCTCTACAGCTAAATTTTCGGACATATATTTCACCGATATGTGTTGAAAGACTAAATATTTATGCTATAGTGATTCGTAGCACATCACTATAACCGTAGGATACTGTATGAGTACAGAAACTTCACCTTCTAATCGTTCCCGATCTAAAAAGATCAGCGGTGGTCGTGTTGCATGCATCGTTTATTTACCAAAAGAAGAAGTAACGGAAATCGATAAAGAGGTAGTTGAAACGGATACAAGCCGTTCTAGCGTCATCGCACGAATCTATTACCAAGGTAAAAAGCAAACATCAACCAACGAGGACCCAAACCCATGAGTCGTATAAACCAAAAACGGGATAACCGTTACAACGTCAATCTAACCGATGATGAATCTGATCTTTTTAAAGTTGTCTCAAGGCTTACAGGTATCAATCCTGGTGTAATCATGCGTCAGCTTGTGATGAAACAAGCTTTAGCTTTGCTCATTGCAGAAGACATTCAAGATAACTTTAGCTTAGAGAACTACTTAAACAAAGGCGCATCAGATCACCTTTCTAGGAGTTGAATTGATGCCAACTCAGGAAATAGCTCTTACGGATAAAGAGAAGGAAATTGTACAGGAAGTACAAAAATCTTTAGGTCATCAAACCATTGAAGAAACTATTGAGTTCCTTGCCAGACAAAGGATCCAAGAACTACTTGGAAAATTAGCAGGGCAAGAACTTAGAAAGAAAAATCGGCATTTATTTTAAGGCAGTTTATTGAAAATGATGTTTCCAGAAACCAAAGCTTTAGTAGTAGAAAAATTGAAAGATGTCTACGGCTTTAAAGTAAAAGGCAACGATAAATTGCGTGGTAGATGCCCTGACTGTAACCACAAGGAAGCATCAGCTTGGGTATATCCTGAGGAACCGTGGGTAGTTTTCTGCCCACGTAAAAACGAATGTGGTAAAGAAAACCACATTCGTGATTTATTCCCTGAACTATTCGAAAAATGGGAAAAAAGATTTGAACCAACTACTGAAGATCCAAATAAAACTGTAAATGCTTACTTAGTAGAAGGCCGTGGCTTTCCTTTAGATCCTTTAAAGGGTCTATACACGCAAGAAAGCATCACACGTTATAAGCCAAAGAAAACCACTTCTATTACATTAAGATTCCCTATCACCGATGAAGAAGGGAACTTAGGTTGGTGGCAGCGCGTTCTAGATGAACAAGGCGTTTTACCGAAAACAACATTCAAAGAAGAATGGTCTTCCGCTGGTCATGCATGGATGACTCCAAACACAAACTATATCGAGTCTAAAGAGATATGGATCACAGAGGGAATCTTCGACACGATCGCTCTTTGGTTATCAGGCATTACCAGTTTTTCAGCTTTATCCGCTGGCAATTTCCCAAAAATTTTACTCAATCACATTGCAATGAAATGTGCAGAGCAAGAATTGTCTCTACCTAAGCTTGTATGGGCTTATGACAATGATAATGCTGGTCATGAAGGTATACGAAAAAATATAGCTTTAGCTGAAGAACTCGGCTTTGAGTCTGAAGCTGCACTTCCTCCAAGTGGTCGTAAAAAAACAGACTGGAATGACCTTTATAAACAAGATCGTCTCAAGTTTTCCGACATAGAAACCTATAAATATTTCGGTTCTTTATTGATCGCTGAGAAACCTGTGGATAAAGGCATACTTATCTACAAGCGTTATGGTACCAAGTCTTTTCCATTCGATTTCAATAACTGCGTTTATTGGTTTAAGTTGAATATGGATAAATACGATGACTACATGAAAAACATCAATTTTGAGTCAGATGATAATGTTGACTGGGCACAGGAAGAAAAAGACAAAGCTATAAGCGACCGACGAGAGGCAGCCATTCAACATGCTGCAGATGTAGAAATTATGATGGAATGTCGTCCGCACGGCCTTTACTACCAATATCAAAAAGAAGTTGATGAAGCAGATTATTACTTTCAGATAGATTTTCCACGTGGTGCGAAGACGATTAAAAACACATTTAGTCCTTCCCATATTTCTTCAGCTCCAGAGTTTGGCAAACGACTTCTGCATGTTGCTCCTGGTGTTTTTTATGAGGGGAATAGTAAGCAGCTTCTCACATTCCTAAAACGTGAGCTTAAAGATATTAAACGTGTTCAGCTAATTGACTACGTCGGATATCACTTTGAGCAAAAAACTTATGTATTAGGCGATTTGGCCTATCAATCAGGTAAACAATTCGTGATCAATAAAGAAGATTATTTTGAGCTGCCACGACATACAAATTTAAAGTGTAATGCACCATTTGCATTGGAAATCAACAAGAACCAAGAAGACTATCAGCAGGCTTGGGTCAAAGATCTGATTGACGCGTATGGAGTTAAAGGCTTAATTGGCTTAACCGCATTTTTTGGTGGGTTATATGCCCAGCAGATCCGTAAGACTCACAAATCATTTCCATTCTTGGAACTAGTAGGTGAACCGGGTACAGGTAAATCGACACTGATTCAATTTTTATGGAAGTTGTTTGGTCGTGTGAACTATGAAGGTCTAGATCCTACTAAAACATCCAAAGCTGGTTTAATCCGTACTTTACGTCAAGTATCAAATCTTCCAGTCGTATTTATTGAGTCAGATCGGCAAGGTGAAAACTCATCTAAGCAGTTTAACTGGGATATGTGCAAAACCATGTACGACGGTGGCTCATTAGGTGCTATGGGTGTAAAGGCAGGGGGTAATACGACATACGAACCATTATTTATGGGTATTTTGATCATTAGCCAAAACGCAGAAGTACTAGCATCTGAAGCAATTATGGGGCGTATTGTTCACGTTAAATTTTTTAAAGATCAGCTAAGTAAAGCCAGCCTTTATGCATCACGTAACTTGTCAAAATATGAACCTGAGAACGTTAGCCAATTCATTCTGCAATGTTTAAGTAAAGAAAAAGACATTTTAGATGCCTTCAATATGGGCTATGAAAAATATGATGCGATGTTGCACCAGGAACAATACAACATCCAAAGCTCTCGTATTGTTCACAACCATGCACAACTTATGTCTCTATTTGATGCAATGTGCCGTCATGTAATTGAAGTACCGGCACCAGTTCAAAAACAGGTTATTGATGAATTTATAAAGATGGCGCAAAGCCGTGACAAAGTCCTCAAATCAGATCCAGCCATAGTTCAAAACTTTTGGAACACCATTGAAGAAATGGAAGATGCGATTAAGAAACCAGACCTTGTCCATAGTGTTGTTAATCACTCAGCCAAATCCGAACATTTCGCCATTCATTTTGCAAGCCTGTATAAGCTCGCAGCGGATTATCGATATGCATTACCTGACGTAAATGAGTTACAGAATGCGTTGCGTCATAGTCTGCACTATCGCTTTGTAGAAGCTAATAAAGCTGTCCAAAGCAAAATTACTGGTAATACAAAACGATGTTGGATCTTTGAAAAACCAACTTCATCACAACGGGATTAATCCCATTTTTAACTAAAGGAAAAACACTATGTTTAAGTTAAATATTTCAACCCAAGCGTGTATGCAAGCTTCACTGCCAATTTCTTTGGATGTCGCAGAGTATTTAAAAACTCGTCTGCAAAATGCAGAAATTAAGCGTGAAGAACTTCTCAAAACAATTGGTTATCCAGTTGGAGTGGGTTCAAATTCTGGTTCATTTTTAGATAGCGTTTATAACTTTGCTAACGCAATTTTAAAAGAATCAAATGCTGAAAACTTCAAAGTACAAATTGAAGCGATCCCTGCACATCAAAAACTATCCGTTTTTAAAGGGAAGGAAGAAAAACCAGAAGAAGATCATACAGTTGTTGTGTTCTTTGTCGACCAAACTATTGAAGCTGATGTTGTTTATTGCAAAGCATGTCAAGCATGGCATACACGAAAAGGAAACCTAAAAGAAGATCGCATTCACCAATGGGTATATGCAGACGATTTCTATAGCTTACTGAAGTTTCCTGAATTCCCTCAAGCCAAAACCAATAAAGAAGAAGTTCCAGAGAAATTAGTAAAACTTCTTTTACTCAAAGCCCTTTTGAGTGGAGCTACATCTTCAAATGATGGTAGCCACATTAAATTTCACTAATTTTTATAAGCACACATACAAAAGCGGCCACTTTTGTATGTGTCACACAATCACCGGAGAGCAATTATGCAAAACGATTCTAACGTAGAAACAAACCAAGCGGAAATTCATGTTCCTTTCCCTTTTGCTTTGGCAGAAGAAATGTTCAATAACAATGTGGAATTTCATACGATTCTACATGTTCCAACGTTATCTGTAGGTCAATCAGTTCCTGAAGCGTTTGAAGAATTTTTAGGAGATATGGATTCTAAAAATGCTGAAGATTTGATTGAACAGTATCCTCAGCTTAAAGAATTTATAGATAACGTAAATCAATATTCAGACCGTGAATGGAATGAAGAACACGCCACTCATTTGATCCGTCATCATCCCAATTTTGAATTTTTAATTAGTATTCATATTGCTATACCGTTTAATTTCAAGTTTAACGAAGAAGGAAGATACCTTTCTAATTCACTAGGAGGGCGATACCGCTGCCAATGGATTTTTGCAACCTCAATGAAAGATGCAGCAGATCAAGGAATTAAGTTATCCGAAATGATCCATGCAGAAGAAGAACAAAAAGCTCGTATAGATCAAGGATTGGGGTGGTAATCATGTCTACAAAAAAATATCAGGTACGTATTCGTAAAGATTTATCAAATAGCCCAATTCAACAAAAAGCAGCTTCATTGCAGGGGGCATGTGCTGTTTCTGAAATCAGAACTTTGATTGGAAAGTTCGAAAATCTTAAAGACGCATTTGAGAAAATGGCTACTGTTAAAAGATTAGAAGAATACGAAATTATCTCAATCATTTTGATTGATACGGATAACAGCGAGCAACTTGGTGAGGATTTTGATTGGGAGGATGAAGCAAATGTCTAATTATCATTGCAAATGTGGCGGTCTTATCCTTCCTGATTTTAACGCTTATAAAGTTGGTGATGAAGTCAATTTCATGATCCAAAAAAGAGAAGGTGCATATCAGGGAAAAATTGCCGTTAGCCAAAAAGCACATAACGGAACAATCACTGAAATTAAAGGTGATGATATCACCGTAAAAACTCGTGTAAGAACCTATGTTCTATACAGATATGAAATGACTCCAAAGGAAGCACCAGGACCGATTGAATATTTTCGAATTGGTCAATGTCGATGCGAACTTGATAAACAAAGCCAAAGAGGTAAAAAGCATGCAGTTCAATCTTAAAAATGCATTGTTTTTCAACCTGTTTTTCTCAATTTTGGTGAGCACTTCAATTCTGGTTTTTGGAGAATACTAATGAACAAAAAACAATTATTTGCTGCAAAAGCACGACGCGCAGCGGATCTGAAAGCCCAGCAAGATAAAGCTGCTCAAGGTCCTTATGAACTCAGCATGACTTTCTGTGTTGATGAAGTAAATGAAGTTATAGATAAATATCGGGAAGAATCAGGCTTGGAAGATGCCGAACTTACACCAGAGCACGTGGCTTACATGGTTTATAAGGGAGATCTCATCATTTGCCTTAAAAATATTCTTATCCCGTTGTCACAAGAATGGACTCTGAATGTAGACAGTTATTACTTTAATCAAGAAACTGAAGATGAAATGACGGTCTCTGTAGAGTTTGAAATGGAGGAAATGCCTTTTAACGAGTTCAAATTTGGCAGCAAAATAAAGGTTGATCGTGGTCACGGTTTAAAAACAAGATGGAAGGGTATAAACCAAGAGCTAAACGATCTTTTACTTGCAGAAGTTCCTGAAGGGTATGAACGTACACGTAGCGAAGCAAAATTAACCTGTATAACAGGATTTACTGATTATAAATGTCTACAGGAATTTAACTTCGTTAAAAGAGTACTTCGAAAAAATGGTATTGATGGCATCCGTAAAGTGAACGAAACCATTCAGCAGTACAAACAACCTGAGGTGGCTTAAATGACAGCACTAATTTTTGATACTGAAACTCATAAACTGCATGGCGATATCATTGAAGCTGCAGCTGTAGAAGTCATTTTTCCAACATTTACAGCAGATATTCCAATCATCCCAACCTTGTTTGATTTCACTAAACGCTATAAACCAAGTGAACCAATTTCAATTGGTGCAATGGCTGTACATCATATTGTTGATGAGGATCTTGTGAAATGTCCACCTTTTACGAAGTTCCAACTTCCAAAAGATAATGTCCAATATTTAATTGGCCATAATATTGATTATGATATTGCCGCGATTAATCGTGCTGGCGTTGTGACTAAAGGTATTAAAGCGATCTGTACATTGGCAATGGCCAGATACTTATGGCCAACATTGGAAGCCCATAATCTTTCTGCACTTGCGTATCAAATTAGCAAAAATCGTAAGTCGACTCGACGTGGTTTGCGTAACTCTCATTCAGCTTTAAACGATTGCAAAACCACATATTCACTATTACTTGAGATTGTTCAAACGAAAGGGATTAAATCTTTTGAAGAACTGTTTGAGTTTTCAGAACAGGCAAGATACCCAACCCATATTTTTTACGGTAAATATAAAGGTTGGGCAATCAAAGATATGGATGACAAAGATATTCACTGGTTATTGAACAAAACACTGGATGGATATCTCCACATAGCACTCGAAAATGAACTTCTTTCAAGAAATAGTATAGACGAACAAGACGAATTGCCGTTCGTTTAATTGCACACCTCTTATGCGCCTCCGACCAGAGGCGCATTCCTCTAAAATATTCGTAATTATTTAAAATACTTAAATGTAGGTCTATTTATGTCTGCAGGACTCGAAATCCGTGGAAAATCGATGCGAATTTGGATGCGTCCGATCGCAACTGAACCAGCCATTAAAGAAACATTAGACTGGGCCTTTACTCCAGAGAATCAAGATAGAGCAGAGAAACTGGCCAACTTAATAAAATTAGAAATACAGCTGGAGCAATTCAGCTTGGCCAAACATTTTCCAAACTCAAAACACTTACAAAAGAATCAGATTTCTTACTATGCCCAGCTTTATTTGAGCCAAACAATTAAAGAAGTTGCACCGAGTACTTATGATTCTTATAAGGGGCATGTTTACAATCATATCATTCCCAAATGGGGGCAAATTAACCCAAAAGATATAAATACAAACATGCTTAAAAAGTGGATTGAGCACCTAAAAGATAGCCTAAACAATAAGACCGTACGGGAAATCATTACACGTTTTTCGCAGATCCATGCGATATGGCGCGATGAAAGACAAATGCCTTACAATCCATTTGAAAACATTGTAATTCACCAAGTTGATACGCCAGAGCCAGATCCATTTAGCAAAGTCGAAATTTCAATGATCTTAAACACTGAAACGGATCTGGATATTCAAAACTTGTTGCCTTGTCTATTCTGGACTGGCCTTTCAATGTCAGAGCAGATTCCAATTGCTTGGGAAGATATTGATTTGGAGAAGGGTACTATCCAAATTTCTAGATCTTATGTCCGGGGAATTTATCGGGTAACCAAGAATCGACGCAGAAAGCGGAAAATCAAACTTCTTGAACCAGCAATTACGGCTCTAAAAAAACAATATCAAATTACAGGTAATGCTCGAGCAAAAACAATTGAAGTACTGCAACGAGATAATAAGACCAGGAGAGTTGAGAAAGTTCGGTTTGTCTGGATCAATCACGAACGGTCGAATCACTTTGAGTATCATGAATTACGTTATCGTTGGAATAAACATTTAAATAAAGCAAAGGTTCGGAAGCGTGGAATTAACCAAGGTCGACATACCTTTGCCAGCCAACTTCTAACGTCTGGCCAAGTTCCTCCAGAGTGGATCGCAGAGCAGCTTGGCCATAGCGATACTTCTATGATTTATAAACATTACGGCAAACTTATTGCAGAGGATCTGCCAGACTACATTACAAAGTTAAACAACTACATCACGATGTAA